GCTATAATTATTTGATGTTCTTTGAGCATTGGTTGTATTTACTTCCAGCAATGGAAGTCTTTGAAATTCACATAGAGGTCTTAGCTCTTGCTTATTCATATCAATAGCTGCACCATAGTCTGGATTTAATGTATCTCCTATTCCGTGTCCGGAAAAAGAATCTACAATAAAACCATTTTTAAATCTATTAAATCCATCTGAATCCTTAATCTGAAATTTTTCAGCATCAATTTCAAGTAAATTTAACGATGTATAGTATTCTAAATTTTTTAGTCTATTTTCTATTCTACCAATATCACGCATAGTATAGCGTTTGTTGTTTACACTTAAAATTTCAATATCTTTATATAAATCAAAAACATAGGGTTTTTGTTTAAGTACATATAAAGCCACACTATCATCGAGTATGTTAGGCTCTTGTGGATTTAAAGAGCTGATACCCTTTATTACCGAAAACGTACCATCTTTATCTACAACTAATTTATCAGTTCTAGGTAAGTAGTATTGATAATCAGTAGTAAAATCGTTTTGTTGAGTAATAAATTCTGAAGCACTTGAACCAGAGGAAATAAAATCTACCCCTGAATCACTTATTCTAGGTCTAAAATCTAAACAATCCCTTAACTGATAAGTAGTTTTTCCGTCAGTAAAAGTTGGTATATCCTTATAATTTATTCCACTATAAGATTCTACAGAAAAGAAATCTCCAATACCGTGTTCAAAATAATCATATTTTACTCTTATTGGTCCACTAGGTTTAGAGGCATTAGTTTTAAGTTTTAATTTACCAACGTCGTAATAGGTAGATCGTTGGCCATTATCTAAAATAAATCTGTCAGTTATGTCTACTGCGCCACTCGAAGAATAGGATGTTCCAAAAGCAGTTTTTGACATACTAACTTCTTTCAATAAAATAACATCAGCTTGACCTAATGATATTGTGGATTGAGTAGCATCTTCTTGATCCTCAAAAAATTCTTCGTAGTCAGAAAACAAGGTCTTATTTTTTCTTACTGCAGCAGAATTAGATTTTTGTACATTAGCAATAATTTGAATGATTTGGCCAGCATTTAATCCAACTCCCGAACCTGCAGTTGTTGCATTAACTATTAAAGTTTTACCCGTCGGAGTACCCCCTCTTGTGAGCAAACCGGGTGTGTTGGGATCTATGTAAGTTCCTGGGGTAGGTCCTGAAGTAGAATTTTGTGAAACTATTATAGAATAATTTGTTGAACTGATAGGAGCAAATACTTCATCGGTTCCAGCAATCAAAGTTACTTGACCAGATGCTAATGTTCTCTCGACTTGTCTCTGAACATTATAAATTGTTTCAGAGCTAGTTGGATCAAGAGCTTTAATTACATCCTGAGGCAATTTAAATATGTAAGTATTTTTTTTAGTTTCTTCTATTCTAGATTTTTCAATAGTGTACTTTACTCCGTTTTTAGCGGCTGATGGAGCTCCAGTTACATTTAAAAAATTGTTATTAAGTATAGAAGATACTTGTAATCTGACAGATGAGTTGCCTGTATCTGCATCTATATAATCTCCAACTTTTAATTCTGTAGAAAATAAAGAACCTACACCAAAAACATCTGTATTAGCTGTAGTAAAATTTATTGTACCAGAAAGATATGTTTTAACTGATACTATATTGGCTGTAAAATCGGGATTTACTTGATTGTCAAAATAAATCTGCTTTGCACTATCTACAAAAGTTTTACCTTCATTAGTCCGTACATCAAATAGGTAAAGTTTATAAACGGCACTACCAGTACCCACTGTTCCGGAATAGTATTCAAGTCCACGAGCTCGAGCAGTTCCTATTAAACTGCCACTTGGAGCACCATCTGCTTCAGTGTATCTATCATATATACTTACATTAGCAATAGTATCCAGGGTTGGTGCGGAGAAAACATTGCTAACATAAACATAATTTCCTATCGGAGTAGCAATAGGAGAATTATTTACAGAAATAAAATCTCTAGCTTTTTCTGAGTTTATATAGCTTGTTTTGAGAGAATCTATCTCATAACCTTTAATATATGCTTTACCAGCAGAAAGTACATTAACAAATAAATTATCATTTCCTCCCTGGTCGGAGGTAAATACCCCATCTACAGAGCTAAAAGATAAATTAGCATTTGGGCTAGTTCTTAAATGTTGAATAAGTTTTATTTCGAAAGGTTTTACGACGTAATCCCCAGATTCATCATACGTTCTTCTTGCAAGTGTGTCTCCCAGAATACTAAATTGAGGATCATTGTTAAGAGCAATGATTGTACCATTTTCAATTCTACAAAGTTCAATAAAATTAGGATCATCAATGGTTTGAGGAGTAAAGTTTCTTGTAGAAACAGATAAATCAATTTTATATCTATCTGAACCAGGTGCAAAGTAATTGTAGGTATCTATAGCTGGATCAAATAAACTTGAATCATTTTCAGAAGTAACAATGCTCTCTGTAATAGTAAGTCCAATAATAGAATTAGAAACTTCTGAATATTTTTCTAAAATTTTTGTTTGAGAATTTACAGTTACAAACACACCTTTTACAAATATTGAACCTTCACCTACAGAAAAGGCTGTTCCATTGCCTGTAGCAGATGAAGTTGCAGATCTAACACTTATATCTCCATCCTCGTTAACAATAATTTCATTGTTAGCAAAAGTCTTAGATACTCCAGCATTTCCTGAATTTAAATATTTTACAAATAGGGTAGGAGGATCTGTGAGTGTGGAAGTCGTGAAATTTACAACAGTAGCTTTTACGCCATTATTTTGTCCTACAATTACTTGATCTAACAAATTTCCTATTACATCATCAGCATTTACGGATGCATGAGTTGTTTGAAGTTTTACAAAAGCATATCTTTTATCAAAAATTAATTCAGATGGAGTTACAAAAGATCCTTCTTTATAAATTCCTTTTCCAAATCTTTCTATTTGACCTTGGATTAAAGTTTGTAGTTGGGTTAGTTCTCTTGCTTGTACCGCACGCCCAGGTCTAAACAAAATTCTATAAAATTGTTTAGTAGAATCGTAATCGTCAAAATAAGGAGCTGATGGGTATATGGTAGGCATTATAGTTTAATAGTAGTTCTAAAAGTTACAAGTTGTTCATCGCTATAAGTTACTTGAGTTCTATTGTCAATAAAAAATAGCTCGCCGCTAAATTTATTTATGTCGGGATATTTGTCGATAGTTAAAATATCAAAATTAGATGCAGTGTTTGCGTCATAAAAAGAATTACCGGTAGTTAGTAAAAAATTGCTAAGATCATTTACTAATATTTGATTATTAGCGCTTAAGACTTCAACCACTTCAAAGGTTCTAGATGCATTACCATTAAGTTGTAAAATAGTGTCTCTAGTTAAAGTATTGGATTGAGAATTTACAACAGTGTTAGCTGTAATTAAATAGCAAGAAGTTCCAATAACATTAGCAAATGCTCTTGAATTAGCAAATTGTTTAATATTTTTTACTAACCCAAACTGTCTAAAATCGTTTAAGATATTTATATTGTGCAGCTTATCGTTATTTATTGTAGAATAAAACATTAAAGTGTCTGCATACAATTCATTTACACCATCACTTCCATGACCATTAGGAGGAGAAATTATAGCTTCGACCACTGCGTTAGAACCAACGCCCGATATTGTAACATCTGCGTAAGAATAACCATATCCTGGATTAGTAACGCTTATGTGGCTTATGGAATTATTATTAGCTAAAACCACATTTCCCGTAAATGATTCTCCATCCCCAGTAACAGTTAACGTTGTATTTCCGTTGAAATAATTATCACCAGCATTCAAAACTCTAAAAGCGTGAATTGCTCCATCTACTGCAGAAAGTTCTATCAATGCTTGATTAGTATCTAAATCATATGACGAAAGTTCTGCTCTTGCGTTTGCTCCAGAACCATCTCCAACTATTTCTAAGTCGACATAAGTGTAGCCATTACCTCTTGTTTGAATAATTATATCTTCTAACGCTCCGGCTGAGTTTACGTATGGTACAAGAGTAGCTCCAGACCCATCTCCCTGCACAACAATTGTTGTTTGTAGATTAGAACTATAACCCACCCCAGGGTCGTTAATCAATACTCTGTCAACTTTTCCATTAAATAATATAGGTGTTAAAGTAGCTGTATTATTGAATGTAATATTTGCAGTAGCGTTTGCTACAGGTTGAAGATTTCCTGATGTTGAGATGTTAATACTTGTATTGGCTATGACTTCAGTTGAATATCCATTACCAGGAGAAACAATGTTAATACCAGAAACTACATTGTTTAAAAAATTTAATGTTAGAACAGCATTAGCATTAGGTTGAAAAACCCCTGTTGTTACAAGTCTAGCTGTAGTGTTTGAAGTAATGCCACTATTAGAATAAGAATTTCCACCATTAAAAATAGTAGCCGTTTTAAGCGACTTGTAAAAACTTGAGCCTAACTCAGTCACGTCGTTTATACTAATATTAGCAGAACTGTAATTATTGCCTTGATTTTTAATCTTTACTCCAACTAAAGATCCAGAACTATTTAAAATAGGATCTAAAGTGGCTACAACATTACCCGGTAATCCTCTAAAAACACCATTTACTGTTAAGGTTGTTTGAGCATTGCCGAGATAACCCGATCCTTGATTCTCAATTACAATTAAACTAATTTCTCCGTTTGAATAATAAGCATTGTTTAGATAGGTTTGAACTGGCATTAAATCATCAGTTAAAAACCTATTTCTTAAAGATAGGGGAATTGTATAGAGATATTTCCACGTATAGCCATCAGCAGTAGTAACTGCTGTCAAATCAGTAAAGGTAGGTTGTATTGTTGAGTTAGCACCTTTGTTATTATAAAGACATTTATATACATTAAAGTCTGAAGTTAAAATATAGAATCTAGAAGTTTTTAAGGAATTGGCTCCAGTATTAGATAAAAATGTAGGGCTATAATCTGGATCATATTGATCATAGACAACGTTTGACGACCAATCTATTCTGGGTACGACATATGAAATATCTGAGGTTAAAACTTTTTTGACTGCAAGAATTTTATTGCGTGTATCATATTCATATGTACCAGTATTTAAAGGAGTTTCGGGAGTGCTTGGGTCAGCCCACTCTAAAATCTCACCAATAAAATAATAGTAATTGGATCTGCTAGAAAGTATTTCATTGTATACTGCATCAACCAAAGAGGTATGAGCAATGTCTTTTAGTAAAAATGACATATTATTCTACGGTTATATTCCATGTAATAACTATGATATCGCCAGCAGATTTATTCACTGAATTGAAATTAGTACGACATAGCATAGTACCTATGTTGGCTAGAGAGTCGTTGAAAATAGCGGCTTCATGTAAGCTTCCGGTTCCAACACCAGCACCAAAGGTACCAATGTATGTGACCGTATTATTAGTAATAACTGAAGAATCTAAGGCTACTCTTGCAACCTCTCCCAAAAGAAGTGTCTGACCAGTCGAAGATGCTACGTTGGCAGTTCCAATAGCCATATGACTCATTACTACAGATGAGTTTGAAGTCATACGGGAAGAAATGTAATTCTTGCCGCTAGAAACAACTAAGTTTTTTATATTTCTTTCATCTTTTAAATTATTAAAAGAATCTATGACTTTAATGTTTAACTCGCCTTTGACGGTAAATGATTCGGTTATCATGTGTTTTCCTAAATTGACTATACTATATTTATTGTAAATTTACGGTAAAATTTTATTACAAATAAATTACATCTCCATTATAATTCTCCGATGTGTAATCCTCTGCGAAGAAAGTACCACTAACACCGTCTAAATAAGCTCCTATTAAAATTGAGTCTGAAAGACTTACAGACAAATCAATATTGGACTTTGTTAAATTCAAACTTATAGGATCAATTATATTGGCTGTATTATTAAATGCTCTATTGAAGAGCTTAGCTATACTGACGGTATCTAAGAAATCTATCTTATCATATAGGTCAATAAAGATGTTTGAAGTAGGTACAAGAGCAAAAGAACTTAATACGTTTATATCGTTTTTAAAGTTTACTTTATTATATAATTGTTTACCGGCGGGGTGAACAACATTTTTAGCTAAACTATAAAATCGTTTTATATCTAAGTCGGTATTAGTTACATACGAAAATGGTTGAAATAATCTATCATCAGGTAAACAAACCTCTGGCACAGACAACAAACCATTTACTTTTTTAAACTCACCTGGATATTTACTTAACGACCCAACATTTAAAGTAATAGTAGAAACGTTATTAGGTTTAGGTACTGGCAAGTTTTCTGCAAATTTTTTCTTAGGATCTAAATCTACAGTAAGGTTGCCAGTATAACCAAAACCAAAATTAATTACCTTTGCTGACGAAATTCCGGAATTAGAATCTAATGATGTAATTTGAAGAAATGTACCTTGTACATTTGAATCTTTGACAGAATATATTTGACCTATTTTAAACCCTTCGCCTGGGCTATTAACACTAACAGACAAAGCAGTTGGTTTAATAATTCCTATAAAAATTATATTGTTTTCTTCATCATAGACTATGACTTGTCCCTCTAAATGATAGTCTGGAGCAATATTTTTTCTATCTAAATAAATTTCGGTTAAATTATTAGATAAAATTTTTATTTCGGTTATAGAGGTTTGATAGGTTTGATTATTGACAGGATTTAAGAGATTGGTGTAAGTTAAAAATCGATTTGTTATATCTGAAACACTACCAAAAACTGTTTCAACTCTTATTGAATTTTTTTGCTCCCATCTACCATCCGACGATCTTAATACGAAATCGTAAGGATATTCTATACTTACATCTGTGTTAAAAAGTATTTTAAAAAACAATTTAAACGATAATTCGCTTCCTTTAGATTCGTACAAATCTCCTAACTTTTTTAATAAAAATCTTTGGTTAGTTGCTGCCGAAACAGGAAAATTAAATGCGTATTGTTTAATAAAAAAATATATAAACGATGATGCAGTTCTATCTATATCATTGTATGATCTAGCATTTTGTACCAACTCTAGTGCATGCTCATCTTGTTCTAAAAATCTATAGTAAGCTTCTAAAAAAGCTACAAAAGTAGGATAGTCCGAATTTACAAACTCGGGTACTTGACTTGCTATTAAATCTGATATTTTTTCTTTTATTCTAGTAGTAGGCATCTTAAACTGCTGTTACAAAAACTGTTAAACCAGCTTCTAATCCAGCAAAAGCGTCGTTAGAACTATCATCTAAAACTAGAATTTCATTTTTGCTTGTCTGAATATTATGATTTGTTTCCTGTACAGATCCTGTAATTCTAAAGTCAAAAATGTTATTAGGAAGAGCAGTAGGTGTAAAACCATCAATATTAACTAAACCAGTTCCGTAATTAACTGTACCAACATTAGGTTTAAGAATTGCACCTGATTCGGCATTTATTAATCTAAAAGTGCCTGATCCAAGATTATCTGGAGGACTGTTATTTGGAATATCAATAATTTTAGAAATAGTTGTAGTATTAGAATTGTTAATAAAAAATCTAGAACTGTTTATAGATCCAGGAATTACTGCATTTTGAAATTTAATTACATCATCTCCAATAAAAGCATTTTCAGCATTTAAAGTAATGTTAAATCTTTTCTGTAATTTAATTGTAATAATTACAGATGAAATAGCTGAATCTGATTCGAGTAAAAGTTTAATTAAAGTTGATTTATTAAAATTTTTATTAAACTTTTGAAGCTCGTTTGCAAAATATGTTTGAATTGTATTTCTAACTATAAATTCTATTTGACTTGTGGTTTTTGTTGTTGAGTAAGAATCATAATCAACATAAACTTTTAAATTTACGTGATTGTATTCAGGATCAATAAATTCTGGTTGTATAGATAATACTTTTTTGTCTTTAAGTACATTTTCAATTATATAATCTTTAGTAGCTTGAGATATGGTATAACCATCGTAGGGTTTGAGTGAAATTAAAACTTTACCGTAATATGGTGGATCATTTTCCTCTCCTCCCCACACTGACACTGATTCGGCATCTAAAAAATTAGAATAAATTAAAGATTCATAATCTGTAGAAGTTACTGCTCTATTTTTTGTGGAATACATTCTAGGGGCATTGAATTTAATAGAACCAATGCTTTCCTTAGCAGAGCCTGCATGTGGATTAGTAACAGTAGATATTATAACATTACTCGTACCAGCTATTGATGTGGTGGTAAATTGTTGATTAGTTAAGTTGGAAGAATTTGCTGCTCCACCTTGTGAAGAAAGGTATCTTATTGTTACAATATTTCCATTTGATAGCTTTTTACCTATAACATCATCTCCAAAATATATTTGATATTTTTCAAAAGGATTTTCTTCTAAAAAATAAACTCTAGAATTAGAAGAAACATTTGCTATGTTGTCACTAATAATAAAAGCTGTAGAAGATGTATTGGAAGAGGAATTTTGGACTGTAACTAAGAGGGTAGATGTGTCAACTGTCGGAGAAGGTATTTCAAATTTTTCTTCAGTACCAGGATTTGCTACAACATAGGAAATACTTAAAGGAGTTCCTTCTACAACCTCTAAATTTGAAAAAACATATTCACCACTGAATAACTTAGTAACAGTGATTGGAAAAAGATTATAGAAAGTATATGAAGTATCATTAAGTGTAACAGTAAAAGGAGTGTATCTATCTAAAGTAATGGTTTCAGGGTTTCCTGGAGGATTGTTAACCACAACGTTTAAAACCGCTCTAGCACTCCTAATCGATCTGGGCGTGTATCCCAATTGTTTAGCAAGAGAAACAGCAGAGGATCTCTTTACAGCAGAATCTAAAAACATCTCGTTAACTACCATGTTTGCAAGATACGCATTGTAGTGAGTATTATATGCTAAAAGATCAATTAAAACCGAAAGACTAGACCCTTCAAAATCAAAGTCTGTAAATTCATTTTGAGATTGTAAAAAAGATTTTAGATTTGACTTGATGGTGTCAAAATCCAGCTCCGCTATTCTAAGATTCGCCATTATCGTACTCTTTGAATTGATGTTTTTAAAGTAACTAGTTTATCGGAGCTATTAATTAAAAATTGTATGTCAACACTAAGCTCGTTAGAATCAGGTCTTTCTTGTATTCTCACGTCGGTTACACTTACTCTAGGTTCAAATTTCTCTATGGTATCAAAAATAGTTTTTTTCATAACTTGCGCTATTACGGGCGAAAAGTTTTCAAAAACCAACGAATAAATTTGAGAACCTATTTCTGGATGAAATGGACGTTCAAAATTTTTAGTTTGAATTAAGTTTCTTACAGACGCTTTAATAGCTTCTTCGTCTGACTTTTTAGTAAGATCCCCAGTAGCAGGATTTGTTGTAAAAAGTAAGTTAAAGTCTGTATATTCTCTTGTTTTTCGATTTATAGGCATACTATTATTTATCGCTAAAAAATTATTAATTTGCAAACGTATTAGAAGAACCTGTAGCTACATGTCCACACGAAGCTTGATCCCCTTGTCTACAAACTCCTTTTCCTCCAGCAAAAACATTTGTTGATGCTTGAGCCATTACTGGACTACTATGAGGACCAGTACCGTGACCCTGCACAGCATCTCCTAAAACTGCAATTAAACTACCATTACAAAATACAGTAGATTGACCTCCACCTAATATAGTTCCTCCTGCCGAATCTACACCTACTCTAGCTATACCGGGCATGTTAAGCTAAATTAGACAAACCGTCTGAATGTTTTTTATCATTAAAGAACGTCATCACAACTTTTCTGGGTTTATTAACATCAAAAGAAATATGAATCCAGGGTAATCCAGTGCCATAGGTTTTATATTCTAATAATAATTGATCATAATTTAATTGTGTAGATAATTTCTTAGCTACTTCATAATACTCTGCTTTTGCTATTCCAGGAATTTGAATATCTGCAGCCTGACCTTTAGGGTGTTGGGATGTAGAGGAAGAACCAGACGCTGATCTATAAGCAGATGTAACTTTTGCCTTTGGGTACAATGCAATTAAAGGCTCTAACACATTTAAAGCTATTGCTGCTAAGTTGTAAACAATTTGACCGTATGTTAATCCTGCCTGAGCTTGTACTGGGTTTTTTGTCACCACTGCCCTGGAGGATAAATCTCCTAAAGTAAAATGCTTAGATAATTGATAATTGTCTGGTAAGTAACTTTGTGTCAATAGTGAATCATCTGGCTTAATAATATCATTTCTATTTGATTTAGGAGTTTCCGACTCTATGGGTATAGCTGATTGATTTAAATCTGAAGAGGAAGCTATACCAAGCTGTTTTAAAGCTTCTTGATCTTTTTTCAATTCAGAAGGTAATTCCACATCCTCTGACTTATATCCTTTCTCATCTAAGTAGTTGGCTGATATTGGATCGGGTACAGATTCATATACAATATCCTTTCTAGTACCAATTAAACCAATGTTAGCATTGTAAGAATAAATTGATTGTTTAGAATCAGATGCAGTACTAGAATTTAAATGAACAGCTGAACCATCAGCGTTAATAGTGCTACTAGCTTTGAGATGAATTTCGCCTAGTGCCTGATTATACAAATTCTTATTTACATAAATGTAATGATTATTTAATACTTGGTGATAGCTATCGTTGTTGGCTTTAAAATAATAATCATTGCAAGAGACTAAAACATTGCTATCACCTTTTAAACTTAATTCGTAGTCAGCTTCAATATTCACATTTGCACTTCTAAGATTAATTTCTTCACTTGCTGATAAGTCAATCCTTCCAGCAGCTTGCATTGTGATATCGTTAAGACATTTTAAATTCACATCTCCCTGTACTTCTATGTCTGCATCTTCACCAACATAAATCTTTACTCCCCCTCTTACAGACAAAGAAGCATCCCCCGCTACGGAAATGTACCCATTTTTGTCTATTATTTCATAAGAAGAACCTTTTTTACGAGTAACTACAGACCCATTAGCATCTATTTCAATAAATGTACCACTTTTGTGATACAAGTGAATTCGCTCTGCTCCATCAGTATCATCAATTTCAATTACATGGCCAGATTCTGTTTGTGTAACCTTGTTAAAGGGATACTGAGCTTTATAAGGTATTGGTGGCTGATCCCAAGATTGATCAAAAGGTAAGGATATTCCTTTAAGTCTATCTTTTTCTTTAGCCTGAACTATGGTGCCAATTAAATCGCCTCGAGCTAACTTATTTGTTTCAGGCTTACCTTTATATTCTTTAGTAGGAAATGTTGCTTGTGGATCTATAAACCCTTTTACTTGAACTAAAAGTTTTTCTCGGTTGTCGCTAGTATTAATATCAAACTTTTTAGCTTCTTCTAAAGCCTTTGAAGATATTTGATTGTCAAAAGCCTTATTAATATTCTCTAAAGCTTTTTCTGGATTTCTAGAAAATTCCTCTGATACATTTTCAGAAAAAGGAACTACTTTTTTAGCTCCACTCATTAAATCTGTTGTGTAGGTATTTAAAGCTGAATTTATACCTTTACCAATTACTCCACCAGAAGTAATAGAAGAAGCAAGGGTATTAACATCAACTAATCCTCTCAATGAAGGAGGTAGTTGATTGTTTAATCCGTTTAATATTTTAAATGTAAACTCACTCTCAATTCCTTTAAGTAATTTATCTGAAGCTATCGGGGCAAGTACTTTTGATACATCAGAGGAGGATAGGTTTCCATTGACAATATCTAAAGGATTGCTTGGACCAATTATTTGTTGGCCAATCTCGTTAATTTGCTTATTAGATAAATTCTCAACGTCGTCGTTAATTCTTGTAGCAGTTTCACCAGCAGTCTTTTCAATTACGCCATTAATAATTCCCTTTGTGTAAGGAGGTAATGATTGATAAGAGGGTAGGTTTTGAGATTGTTGGATAAGAACATCTCTGAGCTGGGTAATTTTATCTACTGGCATTTTACACCGTTATTAATTTATTAAGATCAGATTTTTCGTTTTTATATCTAGTTTGAACACCAGCAATAATATTTTGACCACTACTTTTAAAGAATGTTGGAGCATTGGCAATTTTGTATTCAGATACAATCTCTACAATATCTTTATCCGTAAGTTCTGACTTACCAGATAAACTGTCTAAGAATATACTTGTTCTGCTTGGACCAAATTGTACAGCGGTGCTCCAAACTAAATCTTGAACTGAAGGTCCAAAGTTGGTTAGATCTAAACCTTTTCTTTGAAGGTTAGTTATCATAACATCATAATAAGTTTTCTTTACATAATCGTGTTGATCATCATCAAACTCAGTTGGGTATTGGGAAGATATACTTTTCCACATACTATCAAATTCTGCTGTTGCTGGAATTAGTCCCTCAAACTTATTTTTAAATTTAGACGATTTTAAAAATGAAAGTACTGGAGAATTTTTACTCGAAGGTCTTGCTTTTCCAGAAGGAGTAGTTTCAGGTAAGAAGGAAGCAAATTGATATGTACCATACGAAGCTCCACCTCTATCTTCGGATGTTTTATAAGGATTAATAGTACCTGGACCCTTTCCAGCAGACTCATACTTTTCAGATGTTTG